AAAGTAATATAGTATTAAACCCAAGAAACAGCACTATTGAATTTGATATTAAAAATGGTGGTACGATTTTAAGTTCTACAAAAGAAGGTATTCCATTTCCAGAATTAAATATGTCTGGATTTTTAAAACAAACTATGGGAATACAAAAATTATTTCAAGCACTAACTTTAGGGGTTCCTAAATTATCTAATCCAGCAACATTACCTTCTGGAGTAAAAGATATTGTTAAAGGTTTGGAGGGAGCAAAAAACTTTATAGAAGCTACATTAAATTTAGAATTTTTAGAAAAGGAAATACTTACTACAAAGACACCAGAAGAAATTGCAGCGTCATTACCGATACCGGCTGGAATTAAAAATATAGTTGGAGACATACAAACTTTTTCTGAGGGTATTGACGAAAATATAAAAAAATTAGAAAAGGTAGTTAGTGATAACGCACCACTTTTAGAAAACGCACAACTTATAAATAACGCTCTTGAAAGTAATGATAGAACTGCTATTTTAAATACATTGGAAAGTGTACCATCAGATATACTTCAATCGATACCAGGTGGAGAAGATACTTTGTCAATGTTTAAAAGTTCTAAACTTAAAGAAAAGGATATAATTAAAGCAAGAGAAAATGGAGCGTTTACTCAAATAGAAAATTACTTATCAGAAACCGCAACAGGTGAAAATGATTTAGAACTAATGAAATCATATGGAAAGATTTTAAATTTAACAAAACAGGAGCAAAAATGAACAAAAATAAATTAAAAAATATAATTGAATTAATTGTTCGTAAAGAAATCAAAAAACAATTAAGCGAGATATTTATTAATGAAGATAAAGAAATCAAACTATCAGAAGCGATTTCTAAACCTACACCTAAAAAGGTAGTCAAGAAACAACCTAAAAAACAATACACAAAAAACAAAGTGTTAAATGAAGTATTGAACAATACAAAACCATTGGGTTCATCACAAACAGATGAATATCCTACATTAGGGGGTGGAGTATTAGGAAGTGATAATATGGCAGATGTATTGGGTTATGGAGATTTAGGTATGGGACAGAATAAAGAAAGAGCGAGAGAAATGGGAGCAGTTGACACAATCAAGAAAGCAGGTGTTTCAGTAGACCAAGTTCCTGAAGGTGTCCAAGATGCTTTAACTCGTGATTATTCTGGTTTGATGAAAGCAATTAGTAAAAAGAAAAAGGGTGAAGGAAACTTTAGACCATAATGGCAAATGTTAGAGAAATAGATAGAGATGACGATATTTATGTTGGAATAGAATTCCCACTGGACCATAGTCAAGAGGGTTTCTTTCGTAAAACGAAAACTATTAGACAACAAGTAAAATCTAATATCAGAAATTTATTGTTAACTGAAAAAGGAGAAAGAATTTTCCAACCGAACTTTGGTTCTAATTTGAAAAGTCTTTTGTTTGAACAGATAACACCAACAAGTTTAGAAAATGTAGAAAACGATATTAGAATATCTTTATCTACTTGGTTACCTTATGTTAATGTAAATAACTTAGTTGTGGTTCAAGATGATAGAAATCCAAATTTAGTTTTAACTTCATTGGAATACTCAACAACACTTGAACCAGAATCTCTGGATACGATTACATTTACCTTTGAAGTAGGAGAATAAAATGGCTGTTGATTACAACACAAATAAAAAAGTAGTAAAAAAAGATGTAAGTTATCTCGGTAGAGATTTCTCATCAGTTAGACAAAATCTAATTGAGTTTGCAAAAACTTATTTCCCAACACAATACAATGACTTCAATGAATCATCACCAGGTATGATGTTTGTTGAGATGGCATCTTATGTTGGAGATGTATTGAATTATTATGTTGATAATCAATATAGAGAAACATTATTAAATTTTGCAGAAGAAAAGAAAAATGTCTACAACATAGCACAATCTTATGGATACAAACCAAAGACGGCAGTCCCATCTACGGTAGAATTGGAAGTAACACAAACCGTACCTGCAAAAGTTGATGGTAGTCCAGATGAAAGTTATGCGGGAGTTGTATCGACTAACGGAATAGTATCATCAGATACAGGTGTTGATTTTACTTTGTTAGACCAAGTTGACTTTAGAGTATCGAGTTCACTTGATAGGAGAACAGAAGAAGTCGTACAACCTGCTTCAGGAACAACCCCAACTGAATTTATTTTAAAGAAAAGAGTATTAGCAAAATCAGGAACAACAACATCACAAAACTTTTCATTCACAAGTGCTAAAAAGTTTGATAAGGTTACACTTGGAAATACAGGAGTAACAGAAATTGTTTCTATTGTGGACTCAAATGGAAACAAGTATTATGAAGTTCCATTTCTAGCACAAGATACAGTATTTGAGACTATCGAAAATACAACCTTGAATGACCCAAGTTTGTCTCAGTATCAAAATGATACACCTTATATGTTGAGGTTAATCAAAACATCAAGAAGATTTATTACAAGAATTACAGAAAATGATAGAACGGAAGTTAGATTTGGTGCAGGTGTAAGTGATAATCCAGATGAAGAAATAATTCCAAGTCCAGATAATGTTGGTTCAGCATTAGGTTTTGGTGTTTCTAAATTAGATGAGTCTTTTGACCCAAGTAATTTTATGAAAACAAAAACATATGGGTTAGCACCAGCAAATACTACACTAACTATTACATATCGTTATGGTGGTGCAGTAGAACATAATGTGAGAAGTAATTCTATAACATCAGGTAAGAACATTACCTTTACTATTGATAGTGGTAATTTAGATTCTACAAAAGTTCAAACATCAGAAGATAGTTTATCTTTTAACAATCCATCACCAGCAACGGGAGGTGCATCAAAAGAAACTTTAGTGGAAATAAAACAAAATGCATTAGCATTTTTAAATACACAAAATCGTGCAGTAACAAGACAAGACTACATCACAAGAGTTTATTCATTACCACAAAAGTATGGAAACATAGCAAAAGCATACATAGTTCAAGATGAACAAAATGAAACAAATGTTGATGGAGAAACTAACATCATACCAAACCCATTAGCTATGAATATGTATTTATTGGGTTATGATGAAAACAAAAAGTTAACATCAATAAATGATGCGGTAAAACAAAATTTAAAATTATACTTATCACAATATAGAATATTAACAGATGCAATTAATTTAAAAAATTCTTATGTTATTAATATAGGTGTTAAGTTTGCAATCATCACACAGAGAGGATTCAATAAGAGTGAAGTATTATTCAATTGTATTCAAGCAGTTAAGAAACACTTTGATGTATCAAGATGGCAAATTAATCAACCAATCATATTAAGTGATATTGCTTATCAAATTTCCTTGGTGGACGGAGTAGCAAGTGTAGTTCCACCTGGACAGAACAACCCAGAAAAACAACTAATTGTTATTGAAAATAAAGTATTGACTTCATCAGGATATAGTGGAAATGTTTATGATATAGTAGCAGCAACTAAAAAGGGAGTTGTATACCCATCATTAGACCCAAGTATCTTTGAAGTCAAGTATCCTAATCAAGATATATTAGGTGAAGTAGTAGGAGACATTTAATGCATTATTTTATATTTGGAGATAAAGACTCAACCGTATATTCCGGTGGAACAACATCATCTATCAATACAGGTGCTGATGAGATATTAGAAGTAAACAAGTCAGTTGCTCAAAATGGTTCAGTTCAAAACATTTCACGAGCACTAATACAATTTAACTATTCTGAAATATCACAATCAGTTATTGATAATAAAATACCATCTACTGCAAAATATTATTTGAACCTATATGATGCTGGTTCTGAAGAATTATTAAGAAACCAAAACCTATTTGCATATATGGTGAGTGGTAGTGAGTGGACCGAAGGTAATGGTAAACTTGACCATAACCCAACCACGACAGATGGAGTAAGTTATCAGTATAGGAATCACGATGAACAAACACCTTGGGTATCTACTTCAGTATTGGATGATGGTGGTTCTTGGTGGACAGGAAGTCAAGGTAGTCCAATGAAAGTCAGTAGTTCTTTTTCAATGACAAAAGCAACACAAGATGCTAGAATAGATGTGTCTGACCTTGTTAAAAATCATATTTATTCTTCATCACTATTTCCTAATCAAGGGTTCATTATAAAGAGGGAATCATTGTATACTGGTTCAGCAGACTTTTCTTACAACCCTGGAAGTGATACAACAAAAGATGAAAGTAGTTCAACAAGACTTGGAAACTTAAAATTCTTTTCAACTGATACACACACAATCTATCCACCTAAGTTGGAAGTTGAGTGGGACGATTCGAATTGGAACACTGGTAGTTTATCAGCACTAAGTTCCACAGATTTAGAAAGACTAAAAGTATATTTTAAAAATTTACGAACAGAGTATAAAGAGGGTTCAATCGTTAAGTTCAGGTTAGTTGGTAGAGAGTTATATCCAACAACGGCATTTTCAACAACACCTTCAGAACTTTCAGTAAAATACTTACCAAGCGGTTCGATATTTTATTCAGTAAGAGATGCTGAGACCGAGGAGGTAATTGTACCATTTGGAACAGGTTCAAAAATTAGTTGTGATACAACAGGTAATTTTTTCAACTTGTGGTTAGATGGATTTCAAGCAGAAAGAAATTATAGATTTTTAGTTAAGGTCGTTAGTGGTAGTGGAACAACAGACGAACAAATAAATTTCTACGATGACAATTATGAATTTAGAGTAGTGAGGTAGTATAATGCCATACAAAACAACAGATGCAGCAGTAGAAAGTTCACCCTTCTATAATCAGTATAGAGAGTCTGAACTTTTGAGAAAAAGACAAGAAATTTTAAAAAAACAAACAGACTATCTAAATAATCCTAAATTTGCAGAAACTATTACAAGAGACCCAAGAGGTTTTTTACTATCATTTGCAGACCCGATAGCATTCGGAAAGTCAGATGAAGAACTATATGAACTGGTAACATTAGAATTAAAACAGAGAAACTTTATACAAAAATATTCAGTAAAATTTAATACTGAATTTAACTTCTTTTAAATATGGCTACATACGGATTAACACAACAACAAAGAAAAAACTACTTTACAAAATCTACAACAAGAGTTCCAGAAAATGTAATTGATTATGTGGAACTATTTGTTTTTGATTTAGATGATGTATTATTAGAAAGAAAAAGATTCACATTCAGTGAATTAGTTTCTGACAACTATGTAGAGTATTCGGGTGTGTTAAAACTAAACATAGGTCAACACCTTAGAGACCTTGGATATAGTGTAGATAACTTTCGTGTAGAGTATAAATTTTTCAAAAGAGTTGCAGGTAATAGTAAACAGCGATTCCTTTATGAATTAGAAAATGGAAACGAATACAATCAAGACTTACCTTTTGGAACAAAAGAGGTAAATGGAGAAGTAAAATATTTTATAATCGATTCAGATGGAGAGTTAGACCTTGAAAAGGAATTAGTATTTTCAAGAAAGTCCTA